AAACAACAAATCAAACATCCGAGATTAAATCAATCGAGAATACTGTACATAAAGACAATTCAACTATAGGTAAGGTTGAAGTAAAGCCTCCTAAGTCTCCTAAAACGAAACAATCCCAAATTGCTAATGAGATTGTTGCAAACGTTAAAATGTTAGGACTTGCAGTTATTATTTGGATAATATATATAATAGGTTTTATCGTTTATCATCAGAGCGACATTAAACCTTATACAAGCAATACGGACTTTGGTGAAAGTTGTTATGACAACGGTATACTATTTACTTATGGCAGTTCTAATGAGAGTATGACCCAAAATAGGCTAATATCTTATAAAGAAGATCTCTATGATAATATGTTATGGTCTATTATTATATTACCGGTAATTGTAATTTTAGGAAGATATTCTATTATGGCATATAAATGGGTTATTACAAATAAGACTGATTAACCTTGTCTTTTCGCAAACATAACCGAGTCCATATCTTTGCGGTAATTAAAACCACAATTTTATGGACTCGTTTATTTCTAATCAGTTTGACAACAATGCCCTGAACTTCAATTCTGTTGAAGATATTTCCGGGCTAAAGGCTAAAGCTGCCTTCCGCGTCAATTCATCCGCTGTGTTTAAAGAGGAAGTGGAGATGATTCCAATTCCTATTGATGATTCGCTTAGTTATATGCCCTGGGGCGGCGACAACCTTATGCCGTTCAATATTCTCAAATTAATAGAGTCGGACGAGACTCTATCAACTTGCCAAATGTTTAATGCCGAAGTATGTTTCGGTGCAGGTCTTATTTATAACTGCGATAATGCTTCTCCTGATGTGCGTCATGCTGTCGAAGACTTCTTGTTATATAATGACCTCGCTTCTTATTTCCTCGGCGTGTGCCAAGATTTTAAACATTTTGGCTTCTGTGTGTCGGTCATTATCCTTAATCCTGAAGCGAATAGGGTAGTTCGCATCCTGCGTAAGGAGGCTTGCTATTGCCGTTTCACTCCGGCTGATAAATATGGCAAGATAGCCAAAGTTCTATACGCCAATTGGCGCAAGCCTATCGCTTCTAAGGAGGATATTGAGGTCCTGGAGTTGCTTGATTCTTCTTCGCCATGGCATGATTTGCAAGATAGAATCGCTAAGGGTTCATCGGTCCGTAAGTTCGCTGTCATTACTCGTGTACCGACGCCTGACAGCACGTATTATCCGATACCTTATTACGCTTCTCTTTTCAAGGGTAAATGGTACGACATCAAGCAACTGATTGGCATTGCCAAGGAGGCTAAGTTGCGTAATTCAGCCCCGATTAAGTACCACATCGAGATAGCTTCCAAGTATTGGGAATCTATCTTCCGCGCCGAGGGTATTACCGACCAACGCAAGAAACAGCAGCGTGTCGTACAGGAGAAACAGAACATCCTCGATTTCCTTACCGGTGCCGAGAATAGTGGCAAGGCATGGTTCTCGATGTTCTATATTACTCCTGACGGTAGAGAGCAACATGATGTTGTCATCAATAAGATTGACGACACTAAAGAGGGTGGTGACTGGTCTGCAGATATACAGGAGGCGGTGAACATGATATGCTTTACGATGCGCGTTCACAGCAACCTTGTGGGTTCTGTGCCCGGCAAGAGCCAGTCTAATAATAGTGGCTCGGATAAACGTGAACTCTACACTATAGCGCAGGCTCTCCAAAAGCCTTATCATGATCTCCTTTTCTCCGTGCATCGTATCATTATCAGATTTAACGATTGGGTGAATGTATATCCTGAATGCCCATTCATTCAGCTATCCACCCTGGATGAGCACATGGATGCTAAGAAGGTAACTGTCGATAATATCTAATATCTTATATCTATAATCTATCATGAGTACTGTTATTATTACTTCAGATACGCTCCTAAAGAGCTACATCCCTAATATTATATCGTCCGCAAAAGGGGAGACAGACATTTACGATAAGCTTACGCCGTTTATTGAATCGGCTGAACAGTGGTTCTTGCGCAATTTTTTAATTATTGGTCTGGTTAATGTGTCGACCAATGTTAAAAGGCTTGCTTGCGAGATTGTTGTTACTGAGGCTTATCGTAATGCGTTGCCTCACCTGGACCTGATTCTTACGCCTAATGGTTTCGCTACTACAGGTAACCAAAACCTTTCGCCGGCATCAAAGATGCGTGTCGATAGGCTCGTTGGCGGTTTAATCGCTCAACGTGATAAGGCTATGAACGAGTTGCTCCATACTTTACCTTCTGACGTGTCGGCTTGGGGAAACACTCCGCAAGGCTCGTGGTTCTCAGCCACGCTGTTCCCAACTCTTGATGTGGTCATACAGTCGGGGGTAACAGAACACGTCTGGGATAAGTATCTGGAGCTTCGTCCAAAGATTATTGATATTGAAGCTTCTCTTGCTGAAGATTTCTTTTCTCCGGAACTGATGTCTGCTTTGCGAAAAAGGGTTTTGTCACAAAATTTGCAATCCGAAGACGAATCGGTTGTCTCCGGAATACAAGCGCAAATTATTGCGGTTCTGCGTGGCGAGTGCATCAATATGCGGAAAATGACTTCTATCGTGAACTTCATTCGTGATAATGAGGATGCTTTCCCACAATGGCATAGCTCCGATACCGCTAAGTTGTTCTCTCCACCCATATTTCAAAACAAGAAGCAGTCGCAGGGCTACTTCTTCTAATATTTACTGTTATGCATAATACATCTAAGCAAACATCCGATTCCAACAATTCCGGCAAGGCAGACACGCTGACAATTGATTTCTCCGTGCCGAAAGCATGGCACGAACTTAACGACAAGCAGCTTAAATATCTCTATTCGTTAATCGCCAATGACCTCTCTATTGATGAAGTGAAGGCGTTAGCGTTCCTTCACTGGTCCGAAACTAAGGTCATTTGTCGATACGGCAATGACAAGTATCTCTTAAAGCATGGGGCGGTTGAGTTTCCGATAACCCCACTGCAATTCGCTTCTGTTGTCGATGCCCTGGATTGGATATCTAAGCTGCCCGATATGCCGGTAAGGGTATCTCAATTGTCGGGTCATCATGCAGTATCAGCTGACTTCCAAGGTGTGAAGTTTGAAACGTTCCTGATGTGCGAAAACCTTTACCAAGGTTTTATTAGCACTCATCGCGACCAATTCCTGGATGAAATTGGCACGATGCTCTATCAGTTCTCTAAACCGCACTCTTTCAATGCTTGGCAACGAATTAATATTTTCTACTGGTTCGCAGCACTGAAGGTATTCTTTGCTTCTCGCTTCAATGAGTTTCTTCAACCACTATCGAGTGGCAATGACAACCTCCTTGGCTCTAATCAAAGTCTTGGGGCGCAGCTGCAAGAATCTATGGATGCGCAGATACGTGCGCTCACTAAGGGTGACATAACGAAAGAACAACTAATACTCTCCCTTGATACTTGGCGTGCATTGACAGAGCTTAACGCTCAAGCCAAGGAGTATAAGTTGCTCAATGATAAGTATAATCTATCGTCTAACAAATAGTCCTGTTATTATGTACTATACCGTGTCAAGTTGTTATATAGTACTCATTACAGTTCTATTTGTTCTACTCCTTTGCTATCTGATTTTATTCTATTGTTTCATCAAAATATCTTATTCTATGGATCTTAATGGTAATTGGGATGCCGCCTCTTTCTTTGAAAAGTTGGCTGCTAACAACAATCTGGCTTCAAACGAAAACTTCGTTTGCTGCCGTGTGTCAGGTCTGGACGGCTTCGAGGAAGCTCTTCAGCAAATGCAATCCGTTTCTTCGTTTATCTGTATAAGTGACATCGCTGACGGTTACACGGAGATGAATAACTCTCCGCGTACTCGGCGCGTGAAAACGGTTTTCCTGGCGCAACGACACGCGATTGACGACATGGAGGCTCGCACCGAGTGCATGGAGACGTTGCGCGAACTCTTTCGTCAATTCTTATCGGCGCTTATACTCGAACGTGTCAAGTTAGCGCAGAACTGCATCTATATTGACCCGCGTATCTCTTTTAATGAAATTGAGAGATACTTCTTCTCCGGTTGTGCCTGCGCTTACTTCCAAATTGCGGTCGATATCTTCACTGATTTACGTTTCAATGAGGATGAGTGGACCGAGGGTTTCTCGCCTTCGGATGATTATGCTCGTCAAATTTGGCTGACTTCGTATGATTCAAACGGCAAGTTAGCTACTATCAAACTTGTTCGTGAGGTTACAGGTCTCGGTCTAAAAGAGGCTAAGGAGCTTGTCGAGTCTGCGCCTTGCCTTCTTATTAGTGATGTCTCTAAAGAGTATTATAATGAACTGTTACCAAAATTTGAAGAAGTAAATGCCGTCATCGAATACAAGTAACTTATCAGCGCTGGAGGAACGGCGGAACTATGTATCCGCTTTCAATCGCACCATGATTAAGATATGGCGCGAGAAGATTGCTTTGCTCCAAGTCATCGACACAGGGGCGCTATACCGTTCTACGGTTTCCGTCTCTACTACTATGGACGGTAAGGTGACAACGGTAACGCTCGCCCAAGCCTTCAATACTTACGGCTTGTTCGTTGACTATGGAACAGGACGTAATACACCGCGTGGTAACCCCGGCGATATTGGTCGCGATAACCCTCGCAAACGTAAGCGTTGGTTCTCGCGTAAGTATTATGCTTCGGTGATGAATATTCAAGAGTTCTTCGCTGATAATCTGGGACGCGATTTCTGTCAAGTGATGTCCAATTATCTGGATTACAACACTGCTAAGAAATCGGTAATGGTGTAAAGCATTGTATCTAAAGATTCCGAAATGCTCTTACGTAGATTATCATGCGACACTGACTGAAATCATTCATCTCCTAATATATAATTTATTCGTATCTTTGCAGCATGAGAAAAGCTA